GATGTCATTTTATATCCTTTCTGTTTATTCGGCCGGGCCTATTAGACCCGGCTCACGCTCACGTTATGCCAGTAGAGGCTGAACCAGCAGCATATGGGGCATAGTTGGCAATGATCAATATATAGGATCATCCTATATAAGTCAAATTCTAATTTTAAAGTTATCAACAGGGCTGTGGATAACTCGTAGCTTGCCGCTTGAAGCTTGGAGCTTGTAGCTTGCGGCCTAAACCATCACTCGAGATTATTCCTGACTAGGTTTAGGCCACCCGGACCCAAGGATGTATATCTATTTCCCATGGACCTGGATCCAGCGGTCCTGAGTGCTGGCCAGTAGTAACGATCGTTTCCGCATAAACTACACCACTCGGTCAGGACCACTGCATCCAAGTGGGTGCACGCGACTGGCGTCTTACTGCACCCTTAAGGATATATACTTAATCCTACATAATCCTATTGACATATAATTTCAAGGGGTGTACAGTAAAAAAATAATTGCTAACGAAAGGATATAACATGACTGCAATTACAAAAGACATAAGACTTAATGCTGAAAAAAGAAAAACACTTGTTCAGCATTATGAAAACCATTTACGAAATTCAGATAATAAATTTCGTAAAGCCATGATTGAGGCGAAAGAAAACTACGACAATATGAAAGATAAAATTTTTGAACTTGCTCATAATGTCGTTAGGTCTTATCAACCTCAAGAAGATGTAGACACCATTAAAAAAATGAGAGCAAAATATAATAGTAGTGGTGGCGACATACACAAGGATAGTTGTTTTAATTTCATTAATCCTAGCATGGAAACAGATGAAAGAGGCAACGCTTATGAAAACGATAATCAAATCCATGTAGACTTTAGTCTTAATGGTAGTAATCGTTATTATTCATCAAGTAATAAATTTGCTAACGCATATTATTATGATGAGTTAAAAGCGAAAGGACTAGACGCTGATTATCAATATAGGTGGAAAGAAGAAAAAAGAAATCCTAGATATTACGAAGAAGAAAACAAAGTTCGAGAATATTTAGGTTTCAATAGGTCTAATGAAAACAATGATAGTAGTTTTAATCCTAAAAATGATTGGGAAGAAAAGTACAGCATTGATGTAATTGGAACTAGCCATTGTGGTAGTCGACAATTTAGAGTTGATGACACAACCCATTCAGTATTCAATACTTTTAAAATTGCTTGTGAAAAAGTTTCACAAACACATGAGGAGTTTTTTGAATACTTGAATAAAAAGGTTAAGACCTTTGAACAAGGTATCAAAACTTATACTAAATACAGTCAAGCTAAAGAACTGTTTGATAAGTTAGGCATACCTCTTAATGAGAGTATGATTAATGAGCAATCAAGTATGGCATTGTCAGTATTTAATCCAACAAATCTAGCTGATATGTTAGCTGATAAAGATGATGAGTTTGCAAGTCGAGAAGAAAAGATTGCACACTTTAAAGCATTACAATCAGCGAGTATAAACTAACACTTGACAGGGGATAGTATATCCTATACTATCCCCTATAACGAAAGGATATAATATGATAAAAGTAAGTTGGTACATGAAAAAACACAAAAAGTTTGATAGCAGACTTGGAGTGAGAGATGATAAAACAAAAGAGTGGACAGATAAGAAAGGGAATAGATGTATTTGCTTTTGGGATATTCAAAAGAAAAGATATACCACAGCAGTTAATCCATTTATTGTAGAGGTAGCATAATGCATGAACTAATCATTATATTATTTGCGGCGGGCATTATTTCAATTATTGGAATTGGAATACTAGGCTGTATCGCAACTATAGAAGAAGTTGAATATAGAAACTACAAAGCGAGGTACGACGATGACAGAATTTAATTATTGTCATGGACCAAACTGCCATACTTATCACACACAATCTAGAATTAGAGGTGTGAAAGGTAACAAGGTTTTAAGGACCAGAAAAATATCTGTAAAGAACTGGTGGCGTACTGATACCTATGGCGAGTGTTGGTGGCATTATTTTTGTGATGAGAGATGTAGAACGGATTACATGCATAAACATCTACAAGCTATCATGAATATAGAGCCTCGAAGCGAGCCGCTAGAAACACCTATTGATGTAGTCAAGGAAACTAAACAATATGGATATGGCGACAGAACTTATACAGATATAACAATAACTGAAAGGTAACAGTTGACAGGGGACATTGTTTCCTATAATGTCCCCTATAACGAAAGGATATAACATGAAAGAACTAAAAGACGAGTACAAACCAGGCGGCGCTAAGCGTCAATACATATTAGATAAAGCAGTTAATTATCTAAGAAATAATAAAATAAAAGCTACACAACAAGCGCGTCATCAATTCTGTATGGAAGAATTAATGATGAGTGAAACAGAATACCTAGAGTGTTTAAACAAAGCAAGTGGAGGTGAACTATGGAAGAGCGCGTAATAAGAACTAATCCATTCTCTGGTGAATCAGCTGAGTTAACCCTGGAGCAAGCTAAGCTACATGATGAGATTAAGACAGCTGAACTTAACGAAGACTACGACACTGTTCGTAAAGGATTAAGCAAGTTTATGAAACTCAATCCTTCTGCCTACATGACTCTGTTAGATTGATAGAGATACTAAGCGCGATCCAAATTTTGGATCGCGTCTTTTTCTTTTTTTGTTGATTATAAAAGGGATCCTAAACCTACCCCTTTATGCCTTGATTTATACATAGATAAGCTATAAATTCATTTAAGGTTCCAAAATTAAACCTCAAAAAAATTTTGCAAAATTTTTTATGAATGAAAAAAAGACAATTAAATTAGAAGATATTGATTCTCGTATTATACCTAATATATATTTATTACACCATACCGGTGGCTTTCATTACTTTTCAAATTGCATGAAAGATAAAAATATAAAAAAAATATACAGGGAAAATATATGGCCTTGGATAGAAGTTTTAGAAAACGATGAAGGAATGTATTATGATAATTATTATAGGTATCCCCGCCCTAGTAAAAGAGATCCTTATCCTAAAATAAATTTAACAATAAAAGGAGAAAAAATTATAAGAAATTCTATGACTAAGCGACAAAAACCTTTTAAAACATTTTATATGCATAGATTAGTAGCTCAAGCATTTTTAAAAAACGAATCTAATTTACCTATAGTAGATCATATTAACTCACACACTGTTGACTATAGAATAGAAAATTTAAGATGGTGTTCTTATTCTGAAAACAACACTGGAAAAAGATCTCCAATAGGCCCTGATAAATTATATGATATATATAAACATAAAAAATTAATATGAAAGTTGATTTAGATAAAATAAAAAATTTACCACCCGATGTGAAGAAAGACTTCATGAAGATGTATTTACGTCTTGCTGATAAGAAAAAGGAACATCAAATTCAAAATGATTTTATGAGTTTTGTAAAACACGTTTGGCCAGAATTTATTGAAGGTCAACATCATAAAATTATCGCAGAAAAATTTAATAAAATTTCTAGAGGTGAACTCAAGCGTGTTATTATTAACATGCCACCAAGACATACTAAATCTGAATTTAGTTCCTACATGCTCCCCGCTTGGATGATTGGAAGAAATCCAAAACTTAAAATTATTCAATCCACTCATAACACTGAACTTGCTGTAAGGTTTGGACGTAAAGCAAAAACACTAATGGACACCGATGAATACACTTCAATATTTAAAACAAGATTAAGACAAGATTCACAAGCAGCAGGTAAATGGGAAACTCAACAAGGTGGAGAATACTATGCAGCAGGAGTTGGATCTGCAATTACAGGAAGAGGTGCAGACCTTTTAATTATTGACGACCCACACTCGGAGCAAGATGCGATGAACTCGGATGCATTAGAACGTGCTTATGAATGGTATACATCAGGTCCTCGTCAGCGTTTGCAACCGGGTGGAACCATTGTGTTGGTCATGACAAGATGGAGTACAAAAGATCTAACAGGTAAATTATTAAAAGCTCAAAAGGAACCTAAAGCGGATCAATGGGATGTTATTGAGTTCCCTGCCATCATGCCATCAGGTGAACCCGTATGGCCAGAGTTTTGGAAGAAGGATGAATTGCTTTCTGTTAAAGCATCTTTGAGTATTGGAAAGTGGAATGCACAATGGATGCAAAATCCAACTTCAGAAGAAGGATCGTTAATCAAAAGAGAATGGTGGCAGAATTGGGAATCTGATACCATTCCACAACTTCATCATGTTATACAATCTTATGATACTGCATTTATGAAAAAAGAAACGGCAGACTATTCTGCCATTACGACTTGGGGTGTTTTTTATGATGACAGATTTAACGGGCCTCAATTAATATTATTAGATGCGATTAAAGAACGATATGAGTTTCCAGAGCTTAGAAGAGTGGCCAAAGAACAATATGATTATTGGGATCCAGATACGGTGATTATAGAATCCAAGGCTTCTGGGCTACCTTTAACCTATGAATTAAGACAGATGGGAATCCCAGTTGTGAACTTTACACCGAGCAAAGGAAATGATAAACATACACGTGTTAACTCAGTTGCACCTCTATTTGAAAGTGGATGCATATGGGCGCCCACCGAAAAAGCGTTCGCACAAGAGGTGATTGAAGAGTGCGCAGCGTTTCCTTACGGAGACCATGATGACTTAGTTGACTCCATGACTCAAGCAGTCATGCGTTTTAGACAAGGAGGATTCTTACAGCATCCTGAAGATGCTGAAGATGAACCATTACCACAACCAAAAAAGGAGTATTACTAATGGGTATTATAAAAGGCGTAGGTATGGCTTTAAAAGGATTTGGAAAAGCTTTAAAAAAAGATCCAACTACACCTATCAAAGTTAAACCAACAACTAAAGTTACAGGCAAAAAACCAAAAGTCCAAAAAACAACAAAACCTCCTAAAGCAAGAATGGAGTATACAACAGGTCCTTATCCTGGAGTTAAAGGTGGTGAAAAGACAATTGTTAAAAAAGAACAAGTTATTGGAGAAAAGAAGAGGAAGTAATGAAAGCACTTCTAGCATTAATTCAAAAATTATATGGATCCAAAGCGTTATCTAAAACGATTGGAACCAGAACGAATGTTATTAAATTACCAGATAAAGATACAAAACGATTTATAACTAACGAACTTAATATTGATGCAGCCTCAGATGCTGCAATTGAAAAAGCGTATCAAGATGTTGAGAAGTTAATTCCTGAAATTCCAAAAATGAATGACCAGGAAATTTTAACCTTTACAGGAAACTTGAGAAGATTGGATCAAAGAATGAATCCACCTTCAGCAGAAGTTATTGAATTTGGAACCAAGCAACCCGTCTCTCCAGCAGGCATCAAGCAGCTAGAGACTGAGTTAGGTATTCCATCGGATGTAGATCCACAATCACCTTTAGGTCAAATCATGACGAAGACAAAACAAATTGAAAAAGAAGGAAAAGATTTAGCAAAAGAATTTGGTATGGAAGATGTTTTAAAAGAAGGTTTAGAAGATTTAATGAAATCACAAAAAGGACTAAGAAAACTTGAAGACGAAGGTTTAGTTAGAGCAACCGTTAGACAAATTTTAGATAGAGATCGAAAATCAGGTAAAGTAAAATTAAATAAAGCTGAAGATCAAACGATTACATTTCAAAATGAAGGTGATCCTATTGACATCTTTAGAAAATATTATGGTGAAGATGCATTAGAACAAGTTGATTCTTTAGTGCCTAAGTTTAGAGAAATGAGAACCCAGCAAGAAGCGGCAGATCTTGTTGAAAGTAAATTTAAATTAGAACCAAAAATGGATCGACCTCCAGGTTCATATGATCCAGAAAATCCACCGGAGTTTGCAACAGGTGGAAGAGTTGGACTTCAAATTGGAGGTGTATCACAAAGAGCTATACCTCTTCCAGGAGGATTTATGCCATCTGAAGAGGATATTCAAACGGCATTAAATAGACCACCTGCTATAACACCTGTTGGCACAGTTGTATCACCAAGACCAGGAACTATAGGTTACAAGGGTCCTTCAATACCTAAATTAAGCGAAGTTGATAGACTTGCAAATCAATATATACGAAACACAACGGGTGAATTTATTGATCTAAATGAAAATGGAATTGATGATAGACTTGAAGAGTTTGCAACAGGCGGAAGAGTTGGATTTAATGAAGGTGGTTTTGGAAGTGCAAAAGATTTTATTGAAAGTAGTGGTGACTCTGAACTCATGGATATTTATATTAAAGTTATGGATGGAACTTTACCAGAAGACGCATTAACAAAAGCTTTAGAAAATAAAGGTTATAAAACTTACGCAACAGGTGGAAGAGTTCATGCAGCAGCAGGATTAATGAAAGGTATGATTAAATGGTTAGTTGAAAACAGAAATTTTGCAAAAGAACTATTAGATAGAGTTTCAAAACAAAAAAATGGTGAAAAACTAATTAAAGAACTTTATGAATCTGAAACTAAAAAATCAGGAGTATCACCTATGTCTATGGGTGAAGCGCCTAAAACAAATTTACCAAAAGTTAGAGCTCAGAAAAAAGCTGATGAAGAAGGAATTAAACAATTAGCTCAAGATGAACAGATTCCTGTAAGAGATGACACCATTATTCCTGAAGATGTCATGACCGTTCCTGAACCTTTCAAAGGAAAATACAAGGATGAATTTTTAGCTCATGATGCATTGTATGGTAGAAGATCAGGAGATAACAAAGTGGATGCAGAAGCCATTGCTGAAACGGTTGCAGATATGCAAGGCAAAGTTTATGATGATCTTGGTTATTCTGAAAGAATGGATATGTATGACAAAGCTTACGGCTATTTAAGTTTATTGGATAGAGTTAAAGGTGCGATGAAAGAATCAAAAGGTAGAACAAAACAAGCAGGCGGAGGACTTGCCTATTTGATGGGATTATAAATCATGGCTTACAGTTTACATCAAACCATGAAGTATATGACGAGACCTGCAGCGAGCAGCAAGGATCTAGGTAAAAGAGATATAAATTTACAGAATTTAAAAAACAAAGTTTATCAAATTCTTGATGAAGAAAAAAAAGATTTTGATCAAACAAAATTTTTTGAAAATGAAAAGTATACAGTCAACAAAACAAAACTTCAAAAACAATATGAAAAAAGACATGGTAGAAGTATTGCCATTGAAACGATTGATAAAGCACTTGATGATTACCCTAAAGCTAATGAAATTAAAGTTTTAAAAATAGGACAAGCTAGTCCTACACAACTTAGTCCTAAAGATTCAAAGTATTTTAACAATAGTTATAAAACAAAATCATTAGCACAAATGGCTTCTGAATTGACTGGAGGACAAAAATATACAAGTAAAGAATTCAAAGCAAAATATGCTCAATTAATGAGAAGAAGGGATACTTTAGTAAAAGAAGGAATTTTAAATAAATCTGATTTTATGAGAGGACAAACAGATCTTGTACCAGAAAAAAGAACTACAAGAGGAGCGGGGTTTAAACAATATCGAGAAGCTCAACAAAGATTAATGGATTTAGATCCTAAAAATTTTAAAAAATATAGTAGTCCAGAAGTTTTAGATTATGAGTTAAGAAAATTAATTAATTTTAATGAATTAACAAATGCTACTCGAACTTTACCTGATGATTTTTTAGCCAGCTATGAACACTTTCAAGGAATTACTCCAAGTCATATTATACAAGATCCTTCAGGTTTAAGAAAAGTAGGACTTACAGGTCGTAAATATAATTGGCAGTTAATGGGAAGAACAGGAAAATATAGTCCCTATAACACAGTTAAAACATATTTAAGAACTGCAAAAGAAGCTATCAAACAAGGAGATAATAAAGCAGCTCAAGATGCATTAAAAAAAGTTAATTTAACTTATGATGAAATTCAAAAAGATTTACCTACGATTAAAAGAAATGAATTACCTAAATATACAATCAAAGGAAAAGATATTGTTGAATCTAATTTAAAAGGGGTAATGAAACCACAAACATTACAAAAATCTTTTGATCAATATTTTAGAAACATTGCATCATATGCTACGGATGAAAATATAAATCAAATTAGAAAAACTCAACCAAATGTTGCAGAAGCTTTAACTCTTTATCAACAAGGAGATGTTAAAGAAGCAAAACAATTAATTAAATCAAGATTACCTGATGTTAGACGAGGACAATTATTTGCAGAAGTGGTTCCAGGTTCAACAGCCTTATCTAATATTGTTTCTGATTTTACCAAAGACATTGCAGCAAAAAGATTTGGAACCGCAGCACTCAAAGGTTTAGGAATCGCAGGTGTCGGTTATGGAATCTATGATGTTGGTGTT